ATGGTTTTAAATGGTGTTGGTGAAATGTTATATCCTACCCAACAGGCTTCCTTTGAAGACAATCCACAAATATCATTTAATTTCTCTGGAACGCAAAACACAGCAAGGGCTGGTACTCCAGTTCCGATTGTTTATGGTGAAATATTTACAGGTTCCGTTGTTATTAGTGGCGATGTAGATACAGAAGCGGTACAGGCATGACGGATACAAATAAGTACATAGCAGGAGGAGGTGGAGGTTGCTTTACTGGTGATACTCCTGTTTCTATACCAGGTGGCACTAAATTAATTAAAGAGATTAGTGTTGGTGATATTGTTTGTAGTTTCGATGATAAAGGTACTATTTATCATGCCAAAGTTTTAAAAGTACATGAGCATGAAAAAGAATCTGTTACTAGATATAAAATATGGGGCGGTAAAGAATTAGATGCAACACCAAACCATTGGGTTTTAAATCAATTTAATGCGTTTGTCGGTATTGGCACGTTAAAGACTGATGATTGTTTAGTTGATGAATTTGGTCACTTAAGACCGATTGTTAAACGTACTGAACTTGGAGAACATACTGTCTATAACTTAACTGTTGAAGGACATCATACTTTTATTGCTAATACTATTCGTGTTCATAATGCTGGATTAGGGCCAAGTATTGCTGGTTCTGGTGGAGGAGGTAACAAGGGTGGAGGTGGAAGTCCTCCTACTATTACTCCAGATAATTTACATAGTAAACAGTTTGCTACTTTACTTGATCTTATTTCTGAAGGTGAGATAGAAGGTTTTTCAAGTCCTTCAAAAGAAGGAAGAACTAAAGGCACTACTGCTTATTTCAATGCTGCAAAGAAAGATATTTTCCTAGACGATACTCCTATTTTAGCTTCTACTGCTGATTCAACTAATCCACAGAATGTTGAATTTAATCATCAAAATATAGACTTTGATGTTCGTTTTGGAACGAGTTCTCAAACTAAAATGTCTAAAGTTTCGGGAAGTTCTTCTGTCTTTAATGTGGGAGTAGAAGTACCAAATGGTAATCCTGTAACTAGACAACTTACTAATAATACTGATTTAGATGCTGTAAAAGTTACTGTTACTGTACCTACATTGCAAATTTTAGAAGAGGATGGAGATATAAATGGTTCCCAAGTTACTTTTAATATTCAAATTCAATATAACGGAGGAGGTTTTACTACAGTTCTCTCCGACACTATAAGAGGAAGAACAGCAGATGCTTATAACAGAGAATATAGAATTGCTCTTACTGGTGCTCATCCTGTAGATGTGCGTGTTACAAAAACCTCTGAAAATAGTACCGATAGAATAGCAAGAGATTTAATCTGGCAATCTTTTTCAGAATTAGAAGATGATTCAAGTACTTATCCTGACTGTGCTTACACAAGGTTGCGTTTAGATTCAGAATTTTTTACTAGGATTCCTGCTAGAAAGTTTAGAGTTCGAGGAGTAAAAGTAAGAATCCCAGGTGCAGGAGCTAACTCATCAGGAACTCCAACTGTAGATTTACAAACTGGCAGAATAGTTTATCCAACTGGATATATTTTTAATGGAGTAATGGGTGCTGCTCAATGGACAACTTGCCCTGCTTTAATACTTTTAGATTTAATTACTAATACAAGGTATGGATTAGGTAATCATATTATTGATAGTAATTTAGATTTATTTTCATTTGTAACTGCAAGTAAGTTTTCTAACGAACTTGTTGATGATGGATTTAATGGACAGGAAGCTAGATTTGCTTGCAATATAAATATTCAATCAAGTGTAGAAGCTTTTGATGTCATAAATACTTTATCGGGAATAATGAGATGTATGCCTATTTGGTCTGAAGGGGCATTACTTCTTACTCAAGATAGTCCTAAAGATCCTAGTTACTTATTTACTTTGTCTAATGTTGGCCCCGAAGGATTCAGCTATACAGGTAGCAGCTTAAAAACTAGAAGCACAGTAGTTGCAGTTTCCTACTTTAATATGGAAACTAGAGATTTAGATTATGAAGAAGTAGAAGCAGAGTCAGCTTATAGAAATAAATATGGATTACACGTTAAAAGAGTAAAAGCATTAGGTTGCACAAGTCGAGGTCAAGCTAGAAGATTTGCAAAAGCAATATTATTTACAGAACAAAGAGAAACAGAAGTAGTAACTTTTTCTGCTTCAATGGAATCAGGAATTGTTGTTAGACCTGGAACGATTGTCAGCATTGCCGATCCAGGGAGATCAGGAGTAAGAAGAGGAGGAAGAATTAATACTGCTACGACTACTCAAATAACTGTAGATGATTCAGATTCAACTGATTTATCTACTGAAAACAACCCTAAATTAAGTGTAATACTACCAAATGGAACAGTTGAAACTAAAAATGTAACTGCAATATCAGGCAAGATAATTACTTTAGATAGTGCTTTAAGTCAGACACCAAATTCTAATAGTGTTTGGTTACTTGAAAACGATACTATTTCTGCTCAGTCATTTAGAGTAATGTCTGTTGAAGAAGTCGATGGTATTAATTATGGAATAACAGCACTAGCTTATGTAAACGAAAAATATGCGTTTATTGAAGATAATCAGCCAATTCCAGTTCAAAAAATTACAACTTTAAATCTTCTTAAGCCTCCCCCTAGCGGATTATCAGCTAATGAAGTGATAGTTCTTATTAATAACCAGCCTGTATCTAAATTAATCGTTAGATGGCAGCCTGTAACTGGTGTTTCAAACTATTTAGTTAACTATAGATTTAAAGATAATAATATTGTTTCAGTTACAACAAGTAGTCCTGATTTTGAAATTATCAACTCACAGGTTGGAGCTTATGAAGTATCTGTTCGTAGTTTAAATGCTGCTCTAGAACCTAGTGCTACAGATTCAAGTGATACTTTTACTGCCGTTGGTAAAACTGCTGTTCCTGCTGATGTAACAGGACTAACGGGAGAACCAATAAATGAAAAACTTGTAAGATTACGTTGGAATTTAGCAACAGATTTAGATGTTACTCATGGTGGTCGTGTTTATGTAAGACACTCTTCAAAAGTTGATGGAACGGGATCTTTTTCTAACGCTACTGACCTTATTGAAGCATTAGCTGGTAATACAACACAAGCAGAAGTTCCTTATTTAGAAGGAGAATACATTCTAAAGTTTCAAGATGATGGTGGAAGATTTAGTGCTGGAGAATCAAGCGTAATTTTAGATTTACCTGATAATATAGATGCGAAAATAGTACAAACAAGAAGAGAAGATTCAGATGTTCCAAAATTTCAAGGAACAAAAACTAATGTTGCTTTTGACGCTACAACAAATTCTCTCAACCTAACTGGTGTAGGACAGTTTGATAGTATTACTGATTTCGATTTAGTTTCATCTCTTGATGATGTAGGAGGTATTTCACCATTAGGTACTTATGAATTTGGTGGTACAGCAGGAGGTACATTCTTGGATTTAGGAGATGTATATAGTCTTGACTTAAAACGTCACTTCTTAACAGAAGCATTTTATCCTAGTGATTTGATTGATTCGATACCAGATTTTGATCTTCGAGGAGATTTTGAAGGGCTAACTGCAACTAAAGTAAACGCAACTATGTTGGTTCGTGTGACCCAAGATGATCCTAGTAGCGGATCTCCTACTTATAGTGGGTTTCAAACCTTTGCTAATGGAACGTATAAAGGAAGAGGTTTTCAATTTAAAGTGAATTTAACAAGTGATGATCCAGCACAGGATATTAGAGTTTTCCAACTAGGATATACAGCTTCTTTACAAAGAAGAACAGAACAAAGTGCTGCGACTATAGCAAGTGGAGCAGCAGCAAAAGCAGTTACGTTTCAACATCCATTCTTTTCTGGTACGGCTGGGCTTGGTGGTGCGAATACTAGTTTACCTTCTGTTGGTATTACTGCATATAATATGGCTTCGGGAGACTTCTTTGAAGTTTCTAGCGTTAGTAGAACTGGGTTTAGTGTTCACTTTAAAAACTCATCAAATGCTTCAGTTGATAGAAATTTCACCTATCAGGCTGTCGGATTTGGTAAAGCAAGTTAGAATAAGATCAATATTTGTTTTTTAGATGGCTAGACCAGGTTCGACCACCAGCGAAACGGGTAATAATTACAATACCGCCAATGGAACGGGTGCTGCGGTTCGTACAAAATTAAATGAAATATTTACAGCATTAAGAACATTAAGTTCTGGAAGTAGCGATCCATCAGGTGCAGCAAGCATAGCTCAATATCAACCTCATATAAATACATCCACTAATGAATTAAAAATAGCAACAGCAGTCTCAGGTGATACTGCAACTTATGTTGTTTTAGGAAAAATAAACGAAGCAAACTTTGGTCATGCAGCATTATCAGGATCTACATTTACAGGAAAAGTAATTCATAACTATACGTCTAGTTTAACGATACCTTCTGGTACGACAGCCCAGAGAGATGGTAGTGCTGCTGTTGGTATGTTTAGACATAACTCAACATTAAATCAGTTTGAAGGCTATAACAATGGTGCTTGGGGTGCTATTGGTGGAGGTGCTGGAGCTACTGGAGGAGGAACTGATGAAGTGTTCTTTGAATCAGATCAAGCTGCTACAACTTCTTACAGTATTTCTGCTGGAAAGAACGCACATACAGTAAGTCCTACAATTAATTCAGGTGTTACTATTACAGTGCCATCTGGTGCAATCCTTGTTATTCTTTAATTATGGCTTTAAACATTAACGGCACTACTGGTATTTCTGGGGTTGATGGAAGCGTATCTGCCCCTGCTGTAACTGGAACGGATAGTAATACTGGTATAACATTTCCTTCTGCTGACACTATCAAGTTTGCAACTGGCGGTGTTGAAAGAATGTCAATTACAAATAGCGGTATAACTGGAATAACTGCTGGAATAACAGAGGCAGACCAATGGAGAATAACATCAAACTTAGCTGGTTCTGGTGCTGGAGCTTATATAACGGCAAATTGGGAAAGAAATGATAATGCTGGTTTTGAGAAAATTGGAACAGGTATGATTGAATCTAGTGGAGTATTCAGTTTTCCAGAAACAGGTAAGTATATGATAATGGCAAAATGTGATATTTACAGTTCAAGAAATGGATATAACTATTATCAACGTCTAGAAATACATACCACTCAGAATAACAGTAGTTATACTTCACAGGCAACTGGCTATGGAAGCCACGCAGTACAATATACTAGAAGTGAAATGTCAGCAAGTTTTATTTTTGATGTTACTGATGTATCAACTCATAAAGTTAAATTTCATCAATATACATATCATGGAGACAGTTTAATATTAGGTGACTCTACTAATAATGTTAATAATTTTACTTTCTTAAAGATAGGTACTACATAATGGATTATATAACAGGCAGACCAAATCACATTGAAGATTACCTTGTTACTGTTCGTACAGGACAATGGTTTGGGTGGAGTAATTCAAAAAATAAAATATATGCAAATCTTATAGTCCACGATGGAGGCTCTAAACCTACCGAAAGTGATTGTACTACTGGACTCGCTGCACTTCAATCTGCATGGGATTTAGAAAATGATAGTTACAAATCTCAAAGAAAAGCAGAATATCCTAGTATTGTTGACCAGTTAGACGACATCTATAATAATGGTATAGATGCGTGGAAAGCTACTATCAAAGTTACCAAAGACAAATATCCTAAACCATGACAGCAAAGATTAAACTAAACGCAGCATCAGGTGGTGGGTCTTTCAGCTTACAAGCACCCTCTTCTTCTGCTAATA